GAGTTACAGTAAAGCCTATGTTGATAACACCAGCCCCATTTGCTGGATCAAAGTCTGTATCAGCATTAGGGGATGAAAAGTAAATATTAAATGGTTCGTCAGGATCTCCAGCTAACCATAAGTGATTTGCAAAGGCACTAGCAAATTGTGGATTGTTTGGAGCATTAGTATGTGTAATCTGTGTGTATGTAGTACCGTTATATTTGGCAGCAGGATTAATACCGTCTGTTAGTAGCAGGACTTCTTCAGTCCAATTATAACGCTCAAACCTTACAACGTCAACCCCTGTCATGGTAGGACTACCTGCAGATGATACTGCTTGCCAACCTTTGACTGTAGGTGTACTTGCTACTGTACCTGTTGCAGTAGATGTACCGCCTGTAATAACATTACCTGTAGCAAAAATATTACTAGGCAATTTACCAAAGTCTACTACAAGAGCATCAGAAGTTTTAGATATTACAGTACCTGTTGCTGCTACTGTAGTTGCATCTCCTGAACTAACTACACCTGTAAGAGTTTCACCTACAGAAAAACCAGAGCCTTGCCCTGATCCTAGTGCTACATCGTAGTAGTGGTTATACCAATGTAAGTAGTTATTTCCAGAGGACGGTTTTCTACAACCAAGTATTCCTTGATTTATTTCACCGTTTACATTAAGACCTAAAACTTTACCAGTACCGGGAAGTGTACCATAAGAGTTTGCGTAACCGCTTATGCGTCTGTAACCACCTTCTAAAGATGGCTCCATGTTAATTAGACGTACTGCGCTGCCTGACAAAGAGTTACTTTGAGTAAGTGGGTCAACGTTAGTAACAAGACCCCCTGCACAAACAGAGACATATGTTTGTAAAGCGTCAGCCATACTTAAAAGTTATCAACATTTGCGGTATAATTAGACCTTTGTATTACTGTAGATATAACATTGATATGTTGATCTACAACTAATCTACGCATCATCTTAATACCGTCTTCAAACTTTTTACTGTGCATAGATGCACTTTGTTCGTTAGATCTAAACAACATCATATACATCATAGCACCATCAATAACAACATGTTTAAATCTATCAGGTATAATTGCTGTATCATCGTAAGCTGTGAGATCCGCTGGATACTTCCAATATCTATACTCTATAACATACGCTGCATTTGGTATAGGCGTAACTCCAAATTTTGTATCTTGTGTTAAGTAAACATAGTCAGGATCAGATCTACCATTATCTCCGCCTAAATCTTCTACACTTCTAAACTTAGATAAGTATTGATCATATGTAATTAATTTTAATTTTTTAGGTGTGTTGTTTTCTGAAGTAAGTTGTTTAATATAAAATGTATCCCAGTCTGCTTTAGAGTAGTCAGCAGGAAAGTCATATGTATTAGTCCCAGCAACTAGTGTCTGCTCATATGTTACTAAAGTAAAAGGCCACTCTTGAGCATCCTGAAGCATCTGACGAATAGATGAGTTAATAGAATCTTTAGCCAATGCTTGAACGTTTTTAACGTTAGCAAAGTCTGCTTGGTCAATTTGAACTTCATTCAATCGACGTAAAAGTTCGTTAGTTAGACTAAGAAAAGTACTCATTGTTATAACCTTTTAGCAGGTGTAAAATATAATCTAGCAGAAAGTGTAGCATCAAAGTTGTGTGAAGAAGTGTGTCTAAATATTAAGACCTTATCACCTGCATGTAAAAACAAAGGCCCACCACCAATAAACTGTGTATGGTTATTACCTGCTATAGACTCTTCACCTACTAGCATATGGTACGTGTTGTCATCTGCATGGTATACTTGTATTCCTATGTTAGATGTAGAGCTATCTTCATTAGCTATCATAAGAAAAACTATTTCAGCTTCGTGACTTTCAGGACAAGTAAATAATACCGTAGCATTATTAGGATTGCTAGTACTACTAGCAGAGTTACCTGTAACTGCAGCAAACTTGCTGGCTGTCCTGAAGTTAATACCTGCCATTATTTTTTACGATTATCTACAATTTTTACAGGATTACAGTAATTCTTTTTAACTACTACGCCACCATCATATAAACCCATAGCTGAAGCAGTGCCTCGTGAGGACATCATGCCTTGAGGTGCACGATTAGCAGAAGGACGGTATTTACTATCTTCTTGTTCAGGTGTAGTAACACCACCTAAAGCATATCCTTTTTTCTTACGCATTTTAAAATCCTTATGTAGTTAAAGGGCCACCCGAAAGCAGCCCCTTAATTATTTAGTTACGCAAGTGCGTCACGACCTACTTCGTCAGCAGACATCTCGCCTAGTGCGCTAACGTCCATCATTACAGCGTATACACGTAGTGTACCTGCAGAAAATGATGCGCCAGAACCTGCAAGTGTTACGTCAAGTGTATCTGCAGAAGTAATGACAACATCACCCGATACAGCAGCGGAAGGAGCATACGCTCCATCTGCAGCACCATCAATATCAAAAGCAGCCACGTACTCATTATCGTCTACGGCTGTACCCAAGATAGCAGTAGCATCTGTACCTGTATTCATAGTAGCGGAAGCTGTCACTTGAATACCTGCAGCAATAATTTTAGTATTTGCAGGAACAGTGATAGCTTGTACTACATCAGCAGGTGCAATGCTATTTGCCGTTAGGTCGATTGTTTGCTCTACCATGTAAGGCTGACGCCCACGTGAAGAAGCTCCATGTGCAGGAGCTAGTTGTGCAGTAATAGTAGCCATTGTCTAGTTCTCCTCTTATGCCAAGTGATACTTAGCGTTCACAAGAGCTTCTGGACGAAGGATCTTGCGACCATATAGATGCATTCCACGAACAATGTCAGCGAATGAATCTGGATCACGATATGTTTCAGTCTTGTTGATCTGCTCTGCAGTTGCAACGGCTGAATCGTGACCAGCAACAATCATACCATAGTTAGTAGATGAGTTCGTACCTGTAAAGGACGGACCTGTACCAACGGCTGGTAAGTTGTTTGATTGATAAACACGGAAACCATGAATGTTCATTCCGATTTGACCATTAGCCAAGCCTGAACCACCGAAGTCGGCGTTAAACAAACGTGAGTCTTCGTCTTTCAGAAGTTCCATAAATACTGGATCTACTACCAACCAACGGCCTTGAGTATCCACATTTTGTTGATCCAACAAACGTGACATACGTGCAATAACAGTTAATGGGAAAGTATCACCAACAGCAGGAGTAGTGTCAGTTGCACCACCAGCACGTGGCTGAAGGGCAAGCGCATCACCCGCAGAACCACCGAAGGCTGCTGCGTCAAGTTTCATTGAAGACAACAGTTCATCTGTACCTGCAGTTGAAACAGCCACAGTACCATTAACAGTTGTGTTAACTGTGTCAGGTGTACCATGAATAGCTGATTGCTTAAAACCAGTTAAGTAACCAAGTACATCTTGGTCGAACTGATCTGACAAACGATACGCAGCACGATCACTTGCAAGACTTTGGAAATTGACGTGGGAATGGGCTTCCTCAATATCGTCAACCTTGAAAGCAAAATAATTGGCTTTGTCGATTGTCAATGAGAAATCTTCGTCATCAAGATCTTGTGGTGTAATGGTTGTGCCACGCTCATATGCTTTAACGGTGATCTCAGGTTCTTTGATAATTTTAACTGAGTCGCCCATTGCAGCGATTTCTCCAAAATAATCGGAGTTAGTAATAGCTTCACAGATTGATGCTTTGCGGAAAGCAAGTTGCACCTGTTTGCTATAAATTACTGGTGAGAAATTACCATTGGGTAAATTGCCATGTCCAGCAGCGGATGTAAATGCCATTTTATTTTCTCCTAGCATTAAATCACAGATGCAAACGACTAATGACTTATACAGAGGCTAATTCTACTAGGGTGCGTTTATTAGAAAGTTGGCCTACCTTCTAGCAAAACGGGCCATGAGACATTAGGTTGTCCGAAAGCGTGTATTGTTGTTTGCGGATAGTTTAGTTAATTGGTAGTACGGGTAACTGTAGTTAATACCTAACAGGGCCATACTACCGATTGTACATATAGTTATATCATAAATATATTATATGTCAATAGCTTTATCTGGCAGAACCAGACATATCGTAAACAAATTTACCTGTACGAATAGCTTCCATAATTTGGTCAGATGCTTTTTCGTATTGTTGAGGTGACATCTTAGCTACTTGTGATTCTTTAAATGTTGTAGATGAATCATATTCTTCAGGTTGGCTACGATTATTACGACTGTTTACAGAACGTGCAGCATCTTTAGTGCTTGCAGGTTTTTTTGTTTTAATGTTTTTGTCTGCTTTATACAGATCAATTGCACGACTTGCTGAACGAGCGTCACTGTCATTCTCATACAGTGCATCTTGTACCCACTTAGGTTGTTCGTCAGCCCACTCATGGAACTCGTCACTGTCACGAATTTCACCAAAGTCTGGGTGTGCTCGCATTAATTCAGCTTCTGCTTTTTCACGAGATGCTGTAGCTCTCATCTCATCAATTTCTTTTACACGATCTTCTAAACCTGCAGACTGTTCACGTGCTTTTTTAATTGCAATAGTTTCTACAATAGCTGCTACGTCTGGATATTTATTTGCCCATGCCTCAATGTCCTCATCCGACTTAGGCAATTTAATTTCTTTTTGTGTTACTTCTTTTAACTGACCTTCAAGCTGTTTAAACTTATCTTCCCAAGACTTTTCTTTATCTTGCATGTGCCTACGAAGATCGCCGTAACGTTTTTTAAAACTTTTTTCTTCTGCACCAGTAGGCTCAGACTCTTGAACAACTTCTACCGCTTCACCTTTTTGTTCTGCAATAAGTTGTTCTAATTCTTCTTCTTCTTTTTTACGTTTGTCTTCATTATTATATTTACGATTAGCAAATGCAACTTTCTTTTCTGTTTGCATTTCTTCTGCCATAATATCATTAGCCATTATATTTTCCTTACTGGGGCCACCGTAGCCATGTTGGATGGGGGATGAGTAGCCAGCGTATCTAGCAATTTAACGTGTTGCTAGTCCACGTTTTTTAACAACTGGTTTTTTAGCTTTACCTAAATTAACATTAGTCATTATTTCTGGGCCAAGTACTTTACCAAGTACACGACCTTGTGATGTACCCATTAAACTACGGATAATATCTTTATCATCTTCTTGTAAGCCATTAAAACGTTTAGCTACAAGTTCAGTATATTGTGTAAATTCCATATTATATTCCTATATAGTCTCGCCATTCTCACGAATAAACTTAGTATTTCCTCCCACTACATCAAACAGTTTCATCCAAAAGTTTTTAACGGGAGTAAATATAACGCCAATCTTTTTTTTATTATAATGATATTTACCGTAGGAAACAAGCGGATCTGCAAATATTTTTGTAATAAACCATTTAAATACTGGATACTTTCGCATAAGAGGCACAAACACTTCTGCAACTTTGTAGTAACCTCTGCGGTTACGATCCGTCATATATTCATCACGATATTTACGTACTACCATATCCATAGTACCATTACCGTAACGAGCTTCTAACATGATAAAACAACAATCACCACCACTAGAGTCGGCGGCTTCATTTGCAGAATCTGTATTAGACGTATCGCCACTAGCGGCTTCGTTAGCACGTCTGTTTGCTGTAGCCGTATAGTGTGCCGCTAAACTAGGATTAGCTGCCAAGGACGCTTTTTCAGTACTAGATAAATGTGCGTCTATATTTTTATTAGTATTAGGATTGCTTGAATCTAAACGTGTAGACTTATTATTACTGGCTTCTGGTGTGCTTGGTTTAGCAGGTGCAGTAGGTTTAGATGGAGGTCTAATAGACGTTAAAGGTGCAGCACTTCCTGTTCTAGTCGCTGTACCTGTTGCAGCAAGAGATGCTTTATATCGTTTATCTTCTTCTTCTCTTCTCTTTGCTTCGGCATCACTTTTAGCTTTGGCGTCTGCAATTCGTTTTCTTTCTGCTTCCATCTTTCTTTTAGCTTCTTCTTCTTCAGCCTTTGCTAATTCTAAAGCTTTACGTTCTGCAGCAGCCCTGTCTAGAATACCTATTTTCATAAGATCATCTATTCGTTTTGTGTGTTCTGAACGAATGGCAGCAATATCATTGTTGTATCTTGCTTCAGCAGCGTCATTAGCATTTTTTATATCTGATGCAGACACTACTAGTTGTTCTGCTAGTCGTTTTTCAGCATCCGCAAATAATTCTTTATTTTCTTCTAAACGTTTTTGTGTGTCAGCTAATGTTTGTTGACGTTCAATTTCCATACGTTCAGCTTCTTGTGTTTGAAAGACTTCAGCTTGTTTTGGCCCTTGTTGTCTACGAGGATCAACATTTAATCCTGCTTCATCATAGCCTGTAGGCGTTGTTGCCGTTACAGCACCTTGCTGTCCCGCAGCCATGGGTGCTACAGGAGCCGTAGGTGCTACAGGAGCCGTAGGTGTTACAGGAGCAGGCATAGCAAACTCACCCTGTTGACCAATACCAAATGCATCTTCTGTTTGTGTAGGTTTATCAATCGTTACCTTTAATGCGTTAGGAGAACTTGCAGGACCAACAGATGAAATTTCAGTGTCTGTATATCCTGCTGCTTGCATGTCGGCAATACTAGGTATAATTCCTTGCGATCTTAAATCATCACTATATTCTTTAGCAGTTTGTTTTTGTGGAGATGCTTGAGGTAAACTTACTACGCTTGGAATAGCTGGGGGTTCTATTCCTGCAAATTCACCTT